CGGAAACAGCGAACCGAAGCAGGGGCAGCGGTCGCAGAGTGCGAGGGGCTTTTGCCCCCGAAGCACGATGCGGGTATCGCAACCCGACATTATCGAGCATTTTGGCAACGCAAATGCCGTGCCGCAGCCGCCGAAGCGGTGCTTAAGCCGTAAGGCGGGAATTGTGCGGTGTTGCCCTAACTCCTACTTCCTAACTCCTAACTCAATCCTCAAATCCCACCGGCTCCACGCCGCAGGCGCGCATGGCGTGCTTGCAAAGAACCTCGGTGCTGTCGATGAAAAACGGTCCCAGGTGTTCGTCCCGCTTCACAAGGCTCAGTTCCGTGCAGCCAAGCACCGCCATATCGCACCCCTGGGCGTGCAGGTCATCCACCGCTGCGTTAAACAGTTGCATGTCTACGCGCTTGCCCTGCTTGATCTCATCATAGATGATGGACATGATGCCCTTTTGGGCCTGTTCGCCGGGGGCGGCCCATTCCAGGCCGATATCCCGGCAGGCGATCTGATACGTTTCCGCCAGCAGGGTGCCGTCCGTTGCCAGAATACCCAGCTTATGGCACCCGGCCGCCTTGGCATCCGCCGCGGTCAGGCGCGGCATGTTCAGTACCGGTACCGGCAGGGCCGCGGCCAGGCGGTCATAAAAATAATGCGCGGTGTTGCAGGCAATGGCCAGCACGGTAGCACCGTAGCGCACCAGGCTGATGCCGTCCTGCTCCATCACATCAAAGGGGTCATCCTTGCTTTTGCCCACAATAAAGGCTGTGCGGTCCGGGGTGGACGCGCGCGAGGAGATGACGATATCAATGTGATCCTGATCTTTCTGGGCGGGGGTATGGTCGGTGATCATCTGGTACAGGTAGCAGCTCGCCGCCGGGCCAAGGCCCCCCATAATTCCCAATACCGGGTGTATGGCTTTTGTTGTTTGTTCCGGCGTAATTTGCGCCATGCGCACCCCTCCCATCATAGATATTACTCATTATAAGGCGTTGGCGCAAATTATGCAAGCAAATCAAGCAAAATCCCGCCGGGAGCCATATGCGCAGCTCCCGGCGGGATTTTCAACTATTTATAGGGTAATTCCCCCTATTATTTTATTCCGGCTGTTTCAGCTGGCGGATCAGCTGGTTGGTACCGGTTGCCGCGAGGCCTGAAACAATGCCCACGGCCAGCGCTGTCAATGGGTCGCCTGCCGGGAAGTCCGGCACACTTCCGCACCAGGCCAGCACCCCCAGCACACCGCCCAGTGTGCCGCAGATGGTGGGCAGCCATTTGTTGGCAAGCGGCGTTTGTTTGACCGCTGTTGCCGCCAGGTAGCAGATAACCGTAATCGCCGCCACCCCTGCCATGCCAAAAGTTGTCAGATCCATGGTCTCCTCCTTTTTATTTTATGCTTTTCTTTTAACTTATGGCCCGGCTTGCGGGGGTATGCGCCTTTTCCAGGTTGCTCAGGCGGTGGTTTGCCACACGCAGCTGCTCTTCCAGCACCGGCACCCGCTGGGCAAAGTTGTTATGGGCGCGCACTTCGCGGGTCAGCTCCTCCAAGCGGGCATCCGTGACCGCCTGGGCCGTTACCATCCGCTGTTCCGCGCGGCGGGCAGCCATCATGTTGGTGATAACCACCCCCAGCAGGCTCAGCCCGCCGGTGATCAGCGCCACCAGAATTGCTTCCATCCTGCTCACACCTCCACAAATAGCTTTTGCATTGCGTCACCCCACATACTCGGCCTTGTACAGCCCTGCGTCAATCAGCTGCAGCTCTGCACACTTGCGCATGATGTACCAGGCGTCGCCGCTGGATACCGGGCCGATGTCCAGCATCCACTGGTTGCCATCTGCACAGGTTTCGCGGTAGAGACCGGCTGCAATCAGCCCCAGCCCATTGCACAGGGCGCGGATGGTGCTGCGGTCGCCGCCGGTAATGCGGCCAATGGTAATCTGCTGCTTGTCCAGCTTGTTGGGGGTGGTATCCTCCGGTGTGGGCGCGGTGTGGCCCTGCAGGCCCGCCTGGATCATCAGCTGCTCATAGTCCTTATAGACCCGGTTGCAGTCCAGGCTGGTGCCGTAGCCGGGGATGCTCAGGGCGTTGCGGCTGGAATACTGCCAGATGCCATACGGCAGCGGGCAGGTGCAGGCGTTGCCGTACTGGGCTACCCAGATATCATATTTTGACAAAGCCTTATAGTCCAAGCGGTTGCGAATAAAATCGCGGCTGGTATACAAGATGCCGTAATACCCCGCCGCCTCGACCTCGCCCAGGAACGCCTCCACCAGTGCCGTGCGCTGGGCGTTGGTCAGGCGCAGGATGCACGGCTCATATTCGATGTCATAGGCCACCGGCAGGCACAGGTGCTTGCCCTTAATCGCGGCCAGGCAGCAGCGGGCTTCCTGCCGGGCTTCCGCCGGCGTGGTGGCATAGCTGTACCAGTATACGCCGTACTGGATGCCCAGGCGGGCACACTCAGCTGCGTTGCGCTCAAACTGCGGGTCTTTCTGGCTGCTGTAGCGGCCATACCCGGCGCGCAGCATAGCATGGCGGATGCCCTTACCATACGCTGCCGGCCAGTTGAATTTGCCCTGATGCTTACTTACGTCGATTGCATAATACATGCGCTTCACTTCCTTTGTGTTTCGCTGTACGCTGCTGTAGCTGCCCAGCTTGACCGCACTGCTGGCCGTGCTAAAATCGTTGTCCAGCCAGTTCAGCGGGTTCGTGCGCTGGCCTTTCCAGCGCACTTCAAAATGCGGGTGTGCGCCGTAACAGTTGCCGGTATCGCCGCTGTAGCCGATCAGCTGACCCTCTTGCACCTGTTGGCCCTGGGTCACGCAGAGCTTGCTCAGGTGGGCGTACAGCGTCTCCAGCCGACCGCCGCGGTAATCCGCATGGCGCAGCTTGACCATGTTGCCGTAGCTGTTGATATCCCCCTGGGTACGCTTGCCGTTCCAGCGGTAGGCCGTCTCCACCGTGCCGCCCTCTGCGGCGTATACCGGCGTGCCCACCGCCGCGCGGAAATCCAGCGCCCGGTGCAGGCTGCCGTCATTGTAGAGCCAGCCGGCGGTGATAATGTGCTGGGCCAGGGGCCACCTAAAACATACTTCTCCATTTTTCAGCCGCATCTTTATCCTCCTTATTTTGTCCTCTTCCACATATAAACCGCCAGATAGGGCGGCATGTTGTTGTGGGCTTCCCCGGAACCGCCGGAGGCGACTGTTACGGTTTTGGCTTCCCAGTTCGGAATACCCCAGCCGCCTGATTGCGTTTGAACATACGCATCCGCAGAGTTTCCGGTTTTGGAGCGTATTACGTTGCTTCCGTTGGTCACAGACAACGAATAATTCGGTAGCTCGCTTTGTGTAAGTTTATGGGTGAATTCACCCCCTGTACCACCTGCGGGATAACTACTAGAAGCGCCAAGCAAAAAGCGTTCAGAAATTCTTTCCCAAGTACCGCCAAACAAAGTCGCCGGGCTTGTACTGCTTACGCTCATGTAAATGCTGCCAACCGGCCAGGCTGCAAGTTTTGCTTCCGCGATGGCCGCCTTCACCGCCGCCGGTGTTGCCGCAATACCACCATTGGTCGAACTCGTTGAACTGGTCGAATCACTTAATTTCACACCACCCAGGGTTGAACTGGTAGCGGCAGGCAGCGTATAGGAACTGGAGGAGGCCGGTGTCATATAGATCTGGTTGCTGTGCAGCGTTCCTTCACGTTTAGCATTATCATACTGGGCTTGCGACAGGTAGTTGATCACCAGGCTGTCCAGCTTTGTATCAGTTGCCATAATCATATACCTCTCGTTACAATCGCGCTGATCGCCGTCAGTCCACTCGGCAGCCCAGTCAGTTTTCCGTTGCTGATGCTTAGGCTCAGACTGGTGCTGCTTGGGCCGCCGTACATGGCGCTCTTGTAGTACTTGTCGCCCGCAAACGCGATCAGGCTCGTAGTCTGCTGGCCCCAGCCGCCGGAACTGGTCATGGTGCCGTAGCCCCAAATCTTAATGGTTCCGCTGGTGGTCTTAAAACTAACGCTGGGGCTGGTGTCCGTAATGGCGTAGGCCTCCACATTGTTATTGCCACTGCCGCCGGAACTCCCGCCGCCGGCATAAGTTCCTGTCACACCAAAAATGCTCACACCACTTTTAATGTTGCCAGCAGTCAGGTTGTTGTCGCCCTTAATTGTCTGGGATCCATTCAAATACTGGCCGGATGCAATGTTCTGGTCACTCGTTCCTGGCGTATAAGTCGCAGCACTCTTTTTCGTTACGCCGCTTCCCACATAAGTTCGCGATACTGCATTTACTGTAACCTGGCTCAAACCGTCATAGCCATTGTCTGCCTTGATCGTCTGTGCGCTCTCACTGGGGCTAACCGTTTTGCTCTGCAAAACAGCGCCGCTGGCACCACCGGTCACAAAGCCGCCCTGCATGTCAACGGCATCGCTGCCTAAATACACACCCATGCAACTGTCACCACCTTCTGAGCGTAACGTTTGTCGCGCCAACGCTGGCTGCCGTTATGTCAATGGTTTTTGCGCTGCTGCCGTCCCATGCGCCCTGACTGGTTCCGTTCAGTTTGATGGTCAGTCTGTTATTTAGTTTTTCGGCGCTCGTTGCGGAGCCGCCTGCGTTGCTGGAACCGGCATAGTTTGTGGTTCCGGTGACTTTGTCCCCTGTGGCACTGTGGGCAATTACCCCTTTCGGTAGGTCGGCAGCCTGCACCGTATCACCGGTCAGGTCGAGGACAACTGCATCATTGATAACAACCTTATTTACGGCCATATCAGCCTCCGATCGTCAATGTCTGGCCACCAGCCGCATTATCAACGTATGTGGCCGGGATCGCCTGCACAGTAACTTGGGACAGGCAGTTATACGCTTTGTCGGGCAGCACAACCTGCTGCTCAAAGGTCGGCGTAACGCTCTTGGCCTGCGGCTTCATACCTTCGCTGCCGCTCATAGAGCCTTTCACGCCCAGGACCGTAACGCCCTCGCGGATATTTGTGGGCACCAGCTTGGCCTGTTCGGTCGCTGCGATAGTCACTCCGCCCGCGCCATCATGAAAGCCCATGGGAATGGTGTACTTACCAGAAACGGTGCTGATTTCACCGTTGACTTCGCCGTTGTTGGGCATTGTGCCGGTCATTTTAGCGCCACGCGCGTAGAATGTTTTCCCGTTCAAAACCTCCGCCACAGCTGCGGTAGCATCGCTGGTATCCGCGTCTTTCGTGCTGGTACCGGTAATAGGGGCGCCGGACTTGTCGTGCGCTGTGATACCTTTTGCGAGCTTGTCCGGGGTAATGGTATCGGCAGTCAGGTCAAGCTTCGTTTCCTTGCCGATAACAACCTTGTTTACGTATTTATTGGGCATTGTAGTACTCCTCTCCTATAATCAGTGTGTAACCGTTGGAATCGTTGGTTACCTCGTACTGAGGTATCTTTTTGATTGTTATGTTCTGCTGCAATAACCGCTTTGCGGTGGGCAAGGTCTGCGCCGAGAGCAACGGCGTGATGTCATATGGCCCTGCATACTCCGGCGCGCTAACCACTGCGGTGCCTGTAATGCGCACTGATACGGCGCTCTGTTGGGCCACTCGCACCTGGATCATGCACCATCAACCTCCTGGAATAAGGTCGGACTCATTTTGAGCGCCAAAATTTCCGTCTGCGGCTGGTCAGCGCTGTCCCGCAACGTGATGCGGGTGTCCATGTACAGCGTCTCGCCGCCCATGAATTTGTACGTTTCTTCCCGCGTCCAGGGGATAAGGATGATGTTCTGCCCCGCTTGCCGGGTGCAGTCATCCGGCCAGACGTTGGATTTAATGGCCGGGAAGCCATTATAATTTTTTTGCTTAAATACAAATTCTATCCGGCTTATCTCGTCCAGGCTCATGCCGATTTCCACGGGCAGCACAAATTGCGTTCCCTGTTTCATTCGTTTTTCTCCTGGCTCGGCTGGTTCGCCGCTGCCATTTCCTCCGCTGCCATGTTTTCACGCACGGCAGACAGCACGTTCTCTAAAATCAGCTCAGATACCGCATACGGGATCTTGGCATCATTCAGGGCGGCGATAATCCTGCGTCTGCATTCTTTTATGCGTTTGGTATCGGTCATGGTCTGCACCCCCTTATGTGTCACAGCCGCGCATTTACAGCGTCTTTCAAGGTTTTGATAGCGGCAAGAAGCTCCTCATCCAGAGCCACGAAGGAGGCCCTGTTGTTCTGGCTGGTGATGTTGCCGTTGTCGTCCAGTTCCATGTATGTGTAGCTCACGCGTTCGCCTTCGGCGGTCGTAACGACCGCCACGCCAGATAATTTCTTCATGTTAATCCCTCCGATTCATCTAATAGAATGTCTGCGGTTTCATCTGCGCCGGTGTCCATAGCTAACAGGTCATCTGCGGCGATGGTGCTTTCATCCTGGGCGCGGGCGGCGGTGCTGGCGGCCAGATCAATGCCTGCCGGATCACCGGCAGGGTAGCTGCTGTCACTGCGGTCGGCATAGCTGCCCTCATAGCCGCGCTGGGCGGCCATGCAGAGCCAGGCAAAGCACTGCCCTGGTGCGCCGTGTATAATGGCATACTGGCCGCAGTTTTCGGCCCACAGGTGGCCGGTTCCATCGCAATCCGTCAGCAGCCAGGCGGGCTGCCCATATTGGGCGATGGTCTCCGCATAGCGCGGGTCAAGGGCAATCAGGCACCATCCTTCGGGGCCGCACTGGCCCCTTCCCCAATCGGCAAAGGCCGGGGTAGGGGTTTCAAACGCGGCCATTTTCAGCGCGCCGAAGCTGGTAGGCACCACACGGGATTTGCTGCCCCAAACGTCCAGGTTGTGCACGTTGAGCTTGCCGGAAACACCCACCCGAGTTGTGTTAAAATCGGCATCGCTGTCATCGCTGCGGTTGTAGGTAATCTGCATCCCAACGTAAGATGTGGGGTCGAGTCCGTTGACCCAGCCGTACTTGGCGTACTTGCTGCACGCCCCAATGTAGGAGCTGCCAGCCTCTGAGTACAGCACGCCGGTCAGGCCGATGCTGCCGGTGTTGATGGTTGCATACCAGGCAATGTGCCGGTTGTCCAAAAATACACGCTCACCGGCCTCGGTGCCCATACGTATCCAAGCGTTGTCCAGGTCGTACACGGTGGTGTAGTTGAGGTTATGCAGCTGCCCGGTGGTAATGTTGCCGCCGTTGATGATTGTCTTGTCCTGGTTCCAGGTACTCAAATCCGAAAATGTCACCACGCCGGATAGGTTGATCTGTGCGCTGGTGATCTCTGTTCCGCCTGCCGTCAGCTTGATGGTGCTGCTGGTTCCGCTTGTGCTGGCCGTCAGCTTAATTTCGCTCACCGTCTGCTCGATCTCGGTTTTGGTTTCGGCGGTGGTTAAATAGTCGCCGGTGCTGGCCGTCCAGGCAGTGGGGGCGTTGCCCATCTGCACCATGGGGTGCATGATGGTCAGATCGTTGGTAACGGTGGCGTTATCGTCCGCGGTACTCACAAACAGACCGTCTGCATAGCCGTCCGCGGTCGCCGTGAACGCCGCCCAGCGCAGCTTCCAGCCGTTGTCCAGTTCAATGTCCTGCTGGGCCTGCTTGAACGCGGAGCCGTAATAGCTTTTTGCGCCGCTGCTGCTCTTGGTCTCGAACTGCAAAAACAGGCTGTCCGTGCCGGAGTTGAGCTTGTACAGTACCGATGCGCAATAGGTCATGCCCTTGGCAATCACCAGCGTTTTGTCCGCGCCAAAGTGGAAGCGGGTGTTCTGCGCCCTATTGGTCGCATGGACAGATTCGCCATCAATGGTGTAGCTGCCCTTTTTGCTCAGGTCATTGCCGCCTGCATCCAGGGTCGCATTGTTCCAGTCGTCGGTGCCCGCAATAATATTGTTGCCGCCGGTGATCCGCTGCGTTACCGTCTGGGTAATGCTGTCAGCTTTCTGGTCAATCGCGGATACTGATTCTTTAACGGTTTTGAATTCCCGCTTTGTGCTGTCCAGGTCGTTGGAAATGGTTGTTGTCGTTTCTTCCAGACTGCTGACTTTTGTGCTGATGCTATTCGCCTTTTGGCTGATGCTGGAGACATCCTTTTTCAGGCTTTCCACCGTTGCGGTGGTGGCGTAATCCTGCAATTTGCTGTCAACGGCATCATTGGCAGCGCTGATAGCGGTGTCCTTCACGTTGGCCGTTACCGTTTCAGTCACTGACTTGGTGACTTCGGTTTTGATCTCGTCAGCGGTCTGGGAAAACAGGCTTTTTGCGCTTTCCTGGGTCAGATAGTCGCCGGAGCTGGCGTTCCACGCGGTGGGCGCGTTGCCGTATTGCAGCATGGGGTGAAGCAGCGCAAACTTATTGGTGCAGTTGCCATTGCTGTCGAAATTGACAGTTTTCAAAACACCGTCTTCGCGGGGGGTCCATGTACCATACCGCAGCACCCAGCCGTTTGTCTGCTTAATCTCGAGCTGGTCAGCGGTTTTTATGAAGGCAATGTAACGTTGTCCGTCATCGTTCGTAAACACAATGCCCAGCCGCAGCGCATCGGTGCCAGAAATGAGTTTGTACATAACGGACAGACATAGGGTAACGCCTTTAGTGATATGAGCGCTAACAGCGTTGAACTCGAACCCGCGGCTTGTGTTCGCATTGGTAATTGTCGCGCTGCCATCATCGCCATACGCCACGCTACTGTCAATGCCGACATAGTTGGCGTTCTTGAAGCTCTCACTGCCCAGGATCAGGTTGCCGCCGCCGGTGATTTTGGTGTCTTTTTTCACCTCAGAGGAAAGCCCGTCTACCGTTGCTTTCAGGTCGGTATACTTTCCGGTCAGGTCGCTGGCCTTTACTTCCAGGCCGTCCACGCTGGTTTTGATCTCCAGCATTTTGCCGGTCAGGTTCTTGTAGCTCTGGCTGTTCACGGCGCTGGAACTTTCCCGGCTGGCGCTGCCCACGCTCTC